GGTCCGTGATGACATGGATCGCCTGTACGACTGGAGTTCCAAGGCGGGTTGGCGCGTTTGCCGGTTGGATGCGGCTCTTTCGGAGAACGTCAAGCAACGGGTTGTAGTTTATCCGGGTCTTCAAACGTACGAAGGATTCATCTCCTATCTGAAGGCGGGAGGAGATAACTCACCAAACTACTCCTGCTTTGCCCGTGGCTGGCCCCCGATGAAGGGCGATGTCAACACGATCATCCCGCCTCAATGGCCGCAGGAAGCAAGGGGAGAGGCTACCTTCATCGAGAACCCAGAAGTATTTGCCTCCGTAGACTTGGCGTTCATGGGCAAGGACTCCGCCCAGATGGCGATAGGAAGATGGGGTCTGGCATCCGGCTGGGAGGACCATATGGGCCGTTTCCAGCCCTTCAAAGACAGGCTTAACTCCGCCAAGGACAAGCCCCGCCACGTTCTCCAGATAGACCAGCTGATCCCATTGGAGAAGCACGACAACACGGTCAAGATGGCGGAGGAGATCATGGGTCGATGCAAGATGCTACAAATAGATCCAGATCATGTCGCCGTGGACAAAACGGGCTATGGTTTCGGAACTTGGTCCCACCTCTGCAAGGTATGGGGAGAAGTACTAGGAATCGCTTGGAACGAAAAGGCTTCCGAGTTAAAGATCCTAGCTGAAGACCAGAACGGAGCCGATAAGCAATGCGATGGGCTGATGTCCGAGATGTGGTGGGCTTTCCGACGCTGGTTGGATCCGTCCTGCCGCGCCATCCTGATCAACCCCATCATCCCTCCTCAACCTCTCCATACCCAGCTAACGAGCAGGCGTTACAGGACAGGGGCAAAGGGAATCAAGGTAGAAGCCAAGGAGGAGTACAAGTCCCGTAACCAGAACTCTCCCGACGAGGCTGATGCCGTGATCATGCTAGTTCACATGATTCGCCAAACCTCGGATGTGATTCCTGGCTTGGTGGAGCACCAGATCAACCGCCCCGAGTCCGGTCCATCTAACATCAAGCTCTATTCCATGAAGGGCTACGTCAACGTGGAAGCGGACGACTCAATCTCAATCGACGGAGCCGATGAATCTTAAGCTAAGAGAGGAGATTCGGGAAAGCCTGAAGCCAAAGCCGTTTGTTCCGTGGAAACCGGAACATATCCAGATAAAGCATAACTCCATGCGGCAACCATTTGGAGGACATCACTTTGAAGACAGGTCCGTGATGTTCAAAGCCGAATCCTTTGATGAGCTAGTGGAGAAAATTCGTGATTTCCGAATAGCGAACGGAATTAAAATTGGAAACCCAAAGGAGGAAGTTCTGATCTACTACGCCAAAAACTGGCCATGGTTGGTCGAGGAGGATAAATGTCCGCCAAAAGATCGACCGAATGAGCGGTACGATATATGGAGAGACTTCATCTTCGGAATGAAAAAGACTCCAATTCGGAAGTACGCCAATGACAAGGAGATGCGTACAAGATACGAAGTATGCGAAAAATGCAAGTTTCGGAAAAAGGTAACTCCGAGAGACAAGGATGAGTTTCAAGCTTTGAAACAAAAAGTGTTCGTATTTTGCAGGGGTTCAATGGTTTGTGGAATGGATCAATTCTGCGACTTGCATCAGGCGCCGATTCCTGTACTATTGGCCGCAGAAACAACAAAGGATCTGGTTCCCCCGAAAGACGGAAACGGATCTGCCGAATGTTGGATCAAATCGGTTCCTTAATTCTCTTTTGGCTGGCGCTTAAAACGTGGTAAGGTCTTGGCAGTGGGGTGAGTGTTTGTCATCCCGTGGCCCGCAAGGGCACGAAGTCTTTCCTTACCGTGGGTATACTGCCTAAGTCCCACCAGCCTCCCTTTTATCCCATGAATGTATTGATCGGTTGCGAGTATAGCGGTGTCGTCCGCTCGGCGTTTCGTAAGCTTGGCCATGACGCATGGTCCTGCGACTTGCTGCCGTCCGACGACCAAAGTGAATTTCATTACCAAGGCGACGTATTTGAAGCCATCGACCGTCGTTCGTGGGATCTTGCCATTTTTCATCCTCCCTGCACCCATCTGGCCGTTTCCGGAGCTTGCTGGTTCAAAAACAAACAGAAGGAGCAGGTTGAAGCCTTGGAGTTTGTCCGCAGGCTATTGGATGCCCCGATACCCCGCATTGCCTTGGAGAATCCAGTATCTATCATTTCCAGCCGGATCAGGAAGCCCTCCCAGATCATCCAACCATACGAATTCGGCCATGACGCCTCCAAGCGCACTTGCCTATGGTTGAAGAACCTGCCGCTGCTGAAACCAACTCAATACGTCGAACCCAAGATCACGACCTACAAGGGTAAAGAGGTTAAGAGATGGGGCAATCAAACGCCGCAAGGATCCAACAAACTCGGCCCGTCAGAGGATCGCTGGAAGCTACGCTCCACCACTTTTCAAGGCATCGCCGATGCCATGGCATCCCAATGGGGCTGCCTCTAAGACTTAGACCCAAACACAAATGGACGCATCAGAACTAAATCGTAGGCTCATCGACAGATCACAGGAGGTGTGCTCGCATCTCCTTCCCAACGGCAAGGTACGCGGAAACGTGTACTTGGTTGGAGGCATAGATGGATCGGCTGGGGAATCACTCCAGATAACCCTCACAGGAGCCGCCGCAGGCCGTTTTAAGGACTTTGCGGACCCCGACAATACCAAGGGCGCAACCTTCCTCTGGTTATGGTCCAAAGTCAAAGGAATCACCTTTTCCGAGGCCATTAATCAAGCTAAGGAGTTCTTGGGTATCAAGGACGAGGACTTCGGGGTCAGGAAGCACAAGGAACGGATCTTCTCCAAGCCAGAAAAGGGAGGTGTACGCCTAGCCGAACCCAATAGCGAGGTAATGGACTATTTGGTGATTACCCGTCAAATAGACCCCATCGTCATCGCCAATGCCAAGATAGCTGAAACCGATGACGGCAAGGCCATCGTATTCCCCTTCATTGAGACTGATCCCGAGACTGGAAAGGAATCTGCCGTTCATCGGAAGTACCTATCCTTGGAACGGCCCAATGGTAAAAAGGACTCTTGGACGACCAAAGGCACCAAGCGATGCCTATTTGGCAAGAATCTGATCGGAGGAGCCGTTTCTGATTTGGTTATCTGCGAAGGCGAGATTGATGCCCTTTCTTGGAACTCCGTGGGCATTCCCGCCGTGTCTATTCCCAATGGGGTATCCGACTTCGATTGGGTGGATCTGGACTGGGAGTGGCTTGATCGCTTCGAGAAGATCTATGTCAGCACCGACATGGATGAACCCGGAATCGCCTGCTCAAAAGAGATTTGCAAAAGACTAGGGCTTCATCGGTGCTACATCGTAACTCTGCCAAAGAAGGATGCCAATGACTGCCTTCTTGACGGGATGAAGAAGGAGGACTTCGAGAAGTGCCTCCATACCGCCAAGGCCATAGAACTGGACGAGATCAAGAAGCCCAACGAGTACACCTCCGAGGTTATGGAGTACTACACGACCGACTGGAGCAAGCGCGGTTGGTCAACCCCTTGGTTTCCGGCCCTTCCTTGGAGGGTCCGCAAAGCCGAGTTCACGGTATTGTCGGGGTTCTCTGGAAGCGGCAAAACCGTAGCTCTTAACCAGCTCATGCTCCACCTAGTCCAGCAGGGCTGCAAGGTCATGGACGCATCATTGGAGATAAAGCCAGGAATGACCCTTTATAACATGACCCGTTGCGCCCTAGCCAAGCGGGAAAGCTCCAAGCAGGAGATAGAGTCCTGCATTGAATGGCTAAACGACTCCGTATTCTTCCTAGATTGCATTGGAACGGTCTCAGTTGATCGCCTGATGCATTCCATGGAATACGCCCGCAAACGCCATGGAATCGACATCTTTGTCATCGACTCCCTGTTCAAGTGCGGATTAGACCCTACCGACTTTGGTGCCCAGCGAACCTTTGCTGACAAGCTCACCAGCTTCTGCAATAATACCGGAGCCCATGTAATTCTAGTCGCTCATTCCCGTAAAACCATGAACGGCAACGAGCACGCCATCCCCAGCAAGTCAGATGTAGCCGGATCCTCCGATCTGACCAATGCCGCATTCAATGTGATTGTATGGTGGCGTAACAAGATGAAGAAGCGTAAGTTAGATGAGGCCCGTCAATCCATTCCGCCCAATAATGAGCAAATAGCCGAATGGCTTGATGCCCCAGACGGTAAGGCTGTCCTTGATAAGCAACGGTTTGGAGATGGGGATGAGGCGGAAGTTGCGGTATGGTTTAATGGCGATTCCTGCCAGTTCCACACCACAAACAATAGGAAAACGCCCTATTTTGCGCTAAAATAAGCGATTTTGATACGATTTATGACGATTTAGCTTGATTTTGAT